ATCAAGCATCCCGTCTGGAGAGATCCCGCAGCGCATAGACTCGTCTTTGTAGATGAGCCCGCACGTATTAACGCAAGAGAAGTCACGCGCCTCGTAAGCCTCTCGGGCCAGTGGCTCATTCTCGTGCCCCCATGCCGCCTGCTTGAATTGCGATTGCTCCGGCAGGCGACCAGTTGCCACCTGCGCGATAAGCTCCAGCATGTAGGTTTTGCGAGCCTCTGAATAGCTACCCTTGGCGCGACCTGGCTTGATGATGTCATGTGCGCGAGAGGCAGTGATAACGCCGCATCTTGAGATTAGCCATTCATCTGATCCCTGTTCAAGATCGTAAACATTAACGCCCGTGATCGAGTTGGTGAATATCATCGCTGCGCCTCCATCTTGCGGGCAGCCCACTGCAACTCTTCATCGGTCATCACATCGAATGAATGGATGGGCTCTGGAAGCTTGCGGGCGCTACTGAACCACGCAAAAAACTGTTCCTCTGTGCGGCCTTTGCTGGCAATCGCCTGCTTGATTGCTTCGACTGGATTGACGATGGTTTCTTGCTGCTGCTCAACAGGATCCGCCAGCCCCTCGCCGCCGTCAGTGTTTAGATGATCGATTGCGTTATCCAGGCGCTCACATCGCGGCCAGTATTTTGAGGCGCGCTTGACGATTGTCTTGCGAGCCATCTCATCCCACCACTTTTGCCACGGGCCATTCTTGGCCTTGCTTGATGCCTCTACCTGCTTGACCTCGGCAAGGCTCATTTCCTCGGTCAGATAATCACCCTGCGCCGTCTTCACGGTGCAATACCCGCCAACTACTGACCCACGGTCGCCGAATGCGTTGTAACGGTGCGTGGGGGCTTTGTCGAGCCCGTTGCTTTCGTAGGTGTCGCTTGCGTGAACCAGCTTGCATTGCCCCCACTGGATTGCGCCGGATACCTGCGCCAGGTGAAGCAATCCCATGTAGCTGATGTCCAAACAAATCTTGCCCTTGCGCGGCACCAGGTACGCCTGCTTTTTTGCAGGGTTCAAGCTGATGCCAATCGCCGCGATGTTGGTCACTGCATTCACCACCGATTGCCTGTCTCCCACGGCCAGCTTTGCGATGAAGTCGCCGGAGGTAAGAATCTGGATGGCGAACCCGGCTTCTCGCTCGAAGTTGATGGACTTGTCCACCAGCACGTTTTGGAAACTGTTTTCAGCTCCATAAACGTACTGTTCAATTGTTGAGATTGCACTCATTTCGTTCTCTCAAAAAAGCGCCACCGCAGCAGCGATAGCAAATACAACCCACACGATCAAAGCTAGCTCTACGATCAGGGGGATGGATGGAGTGGTGTCTACGCGGCGTGCGCCGGGGCGTGTGTGGAGCTTCATTTGCCCACCTCATACCGCGCCACAACGCCAGCAGCCACCCGTGCGCGCTCTTTCTGCACCGTGTCCCACAGGTCGGGCCGATCTGCCTGGGCCTGCGTGAGTGCGTCCTGCAGGCTTGCAGCCGTTGCTTCGTCTTCGTCTTGTGCACTGGGGTCGTCCATGCCTAGGCCAGCAGAACCCAGCACGATCGCAGCCGCTGCGGCATAGACCCACTTGATGTATGCAGGGCGGGTATCTGTGTGCATGTCAGTCCTCCAGCGTGGCCGCAGCCTTGATTTCGATCAGTGTGATAAGGTCTGGATCGAGGCATTCCGATACCTCTGCGCCCCGGATGTATGCAGACACAAGCGTTGCCGATGGCGCAATGTCGGGGCTGTCAATGCCGCGCTCGCCAGCCTCGTATTCCAGGTGACACACGATCTCCAGCCGCCCGGCCTTGTGGATGTATTCCAGCCAGCCGATAGGGCAGGGCGGGGGCTGGTAGCTGCGGATTACTGCGTCCTTGGCGGCGATCACATCCAGCAAGCTGGACGGTTGCGGCGGGCAGGCTGCGCGCAAGAATGGCGCGAAGGTGGGGTGTACTGCGTTCATGCCGGCTCCTTCACTTCGTCAACACCACGTCCCGCACTCTTCGCCAGCCCAAGCAGAACATCCTTGTGTGCACGCCAGAAGCGCAGTGCTTCGCGGCCATCCATTTGTGCAATCCGTGCATCGTCGTATGCAGCCCAGTCGGCCAAGGTGTGCAGCTCGCAGCCGATCTGCATGTGGGCATCGAGAATCGTCACGCGCCAGTGCAGGCCGAATAGCTGAATCGGATGTTTGTTGATGACGATTCCATCGCGCCACTTCGCGCCGGTCATGTTGGCGCCGGCCATGTTGGCGCTGGGCAGGTACGCGCCGGCCATGTTGGCGCCGGCCATGTTGGCGCCGGCCATGTTGGCGCCGGCCAGGTTCGCGCCGGACGCTACGGCCTTTTCGAGGGCATGTCGCGCTCGCAGCTCGCTAGCCATGTCGTCCGGCACTTCGCACTCGAACAACACAGAGTCATTCCAGCGGTTTTTGATTTGATGCTTTGCCATATAGCTCCTGTGGTGTGGGCGAAAAAAAGCCCCGCATTGCAGGGCTGCGTGTGGTGCGGGGTTTGCCGCTATTTTTATGATAGCTATCAGCGCACGGCTGGCGTGCGGTAGATGGTGTTTTTGTTGGTAGGTTTGCCACGTTATATTGCAGGTTTTGCGATCTATCGCGCGTTATGTTGCAAAAGCGGCGACCACTGTGCGGCCATCGCGTGGGCAATACCTTCATAGGTGCGGCTTCGCTCTTTCCAGCGTGTCGGGCTGGGCGGCATGTGGTGCACTCGCGGTTTGCGCCCGTCAACAAGTTGCGTAGGTGCCAGCTTTGGCAAGCCTTTGAGCCACAGGCAAGTGGCCTTGGTTTCACCGTGCCCAAACATCCACGGTTGCACCACCTGGCTGGGCTTACGTATCCGCGTGCTGATAATGCTCACGGGGTTCTCAAGGCAAATGCGCGGTATGTCTGCATCAAGCAGCATTCGCACAAACTCCAGTGCTTCCTGCTGCACGCCGCTGGCTACCTTGGCCGCAAAGTGCCGCGCACCGCTCACGCTTAAATGCGTGCAGGGCGGGTGGCACACCATCAAGTCCCATTGCTGCGCCAGCATGTCGCGCACATCGCCATGGTAGTGCTGGCCGGGTGTCTCGCTCTCCAACAGGTCACAACTCCATGCGTCGTTTCCAAGCGCTGCAAAGGCATTGCGCACCCTGCCGCTGTACTCACACGCTACTAAAACTCTTGCCATTGTTCTCTTTCGTTGGTTCGTAGTGTTGCCACATAACAGGTCAATCAAGGCCGACCTGCGGCGGCTTATCTCCGGCGTTATGCCTTGCGTTTCGGGACAAGCGGCTGGTCAAAGACTCGGCCAAACCACTTGAACATCGACGCAAACAATCGTGGCGCAACATCGAAGCACGCAGCCCACAAGTTCACCACTGGAATGGTGGCTGCAAGGCCACGCCCGATCAGCGTTCCAATCGTGTCGGTCGGGCTGTAGTAGGTTGCGCTCCTACGCCCAAGGTCAGCGTCTGCTGCTCGCAAATCCTTTTCTGCCGCTTCGCGTGTAGCCACGTCCTTTTGGTAGTTGAGCCACGTTCGCACCGTGTACCCGTATGCACAAAGTGAGAGCGGGAGCCAATACAGGCCAAAGCCCATCCAGCTCGTGAAGTCAAAGGCCATCATCCAGGTTTGTAGGTTCTCAATCATTTCGTTTCCTTTCGCCGTTCCCGGCATAACAGGTCAATCAAGGCCGACCTGCGGCGGCTTATCTCCGGCGTTGAAATAGCTTCACGCACTCCTCCCGCATCTGCTCCCGAGCCTCTGCAGCGCGTTGGTCGCCGTAGGTGGTGGCGTCAGACAGGCGCACGTAGTCCTCTCGCGGCGTCATGTGGGTGGAGCCGACATTGCTCGTCATGACGCTGACGCTGTTCAATCGAGGCAGTTCAATCATGGTTTTACCTTTCTTAATCCCCATTAGTTTTTTATAGCGTTCCATGTGCTTCTCCACTGTTAGACGGGCTTCACGAACCGAAGGAAAGTCAGAAGTCTTCATGGCTTACCCCTTTTCCTTTGGTCTGAAAATCGGCATCGTCTAGTAGCGTCCCGCCATCTAAATCAAACATGGCATTGGACAATGCGCTGATTGGCCAACTGTCTGTAGACACCGAACCTTCACGGCCAATAAAAACAAGTAGGTTATTTGCTGACGTGTATAGGTTAGCCAACCCCTCAGTCTGCTTTACGGCTTCAGTCTGTGCCGCTTGTAGTGACTCAATCTTTGCCTTGGCCTCGGCAAGTTGTTTCCTGTAGTGTGCAATATCTTCTGATGCTGCGGTCAGCCACTCGGCCAGTTCGGCATCTTGTTTGGCAACAATCGCATCCTTCTGTGCCTTCAAGAATTCGTAGGTGTCGCTCATGGCTTACCCCTTACTGCGTCGATGGCGGCGTCAATTAGTCTCAGGGGTTCTACCCACACCCCCTTTTTCTCAGCATCTGGATACGTGTGTTTCACGAATGTCTTGATGGAAATAAGCATGTTTCTTTGTCTTGTTACATCAGCCTTAAGCCTCTCGCACTCAGCCAGTGCCAGATCGCGCTCTTGCTTCATCTTTGTTGCGTCGTCGGTCATGATGGTTTCTCCGGTGTTGGCACTATCATGTGCAGGTCGCTATCAAGCAGCTCCGACCAGACGGAATCAGGGTTGTTGACAAGCGCGAACTGATACCAGTCCCTACGATCACCAGGATAGCGGTGTACCCCTAAGTACACTAGTCGTTCGGGCTGTCGCCTGAAGTTATAAGCCCCACCCGGCACTAACTCAGATGGTGTCATGGTGTTACCTTTGCGGGTTCTGGCAGCGTGTAAATGGTGAACTGCACCATCCTGCCAGGTATCCAATTGGCGGCATCGCTCTTTGGAATATTGATTGAAATAGTGTCTTGCCCGCACTCGCTTCTTTGCGGGGCGATTCGCACAGTTAGCTTTTCGCCGCTGAAATGTGCGTCTAAATTGGTGATGTGCCCTACGAATTGAACTGTCATTTCTTCCCCTCCAGATGGTGGGTGTCGCGTTGATCTTCTTGTCGTGCTGGTGTTGGTGAGTAGCAAGATTCTTTGACGCAAAGTTTCTGCCCATCAGCAAGTCCTCTTGCATAACCAGCTTCTTCCTCTCTGCGTAAAGCCGTCTCATGATCTGATCTCATCTTGCCCATGCTGCGGTGCAAATCAGTATCTTCATCAACGTATCTTTCGATCAGTGCTTCCATTGCCCGATATTGAAGTACATCAATAGTGCAGGCTGGGTCTTGTCGCTCACTGCTGCCAAAGTGTTTCAATCCCTCCAACTTCGTAGTAAAAACTTCCCCACAATGGAAGCATTTCCATCCAACAGGCTCCGCATCTTTGCGCGAGTGGGCTACTGCTAGATTGCAGAGACGGTGTATTTCTTCGAGCGAGCAGACAACATCGGTAAGCATTCCAGCCATGCCAGCCTCTTTCGCCAGCGCAATCGCTGTTTCACGGTCAATTGGTTGTGTCATTTCGCTCCCCTTATCTCTGCCATCGCATCGACCCATGCTTGTGCGGCTTCGTATTGCGGATAAACAAGAACGGACATAGCTTCATAAGTTGTATCTTCGATTCCATAAGTTACCCGCAGCGAATCGTCATCTACCATCTGCTTGATTAACTCTGCGTGGGGGTGCTTAGCCATTTCTTGCTCTCCTATACCAGACCAGTGATTTTTCTGGCAATGTACTTTTAATCTTGTCCGCATGAATACGCGCAGACCGACGATAGCGCCTATGTTCTCTCGTTGTCACTTCACTCTCCTTTTTCTCAATTATCGGCATAGAGCCGGTTATGTATATCGGTGTAAACCCT